TAAAAAATTTGAAGGTTCATTTGATTTGAGTATAACTTATTACAAATTAATGATTAATGGTAAAACAATCATTGAAATTGATGTATTAAACGGAATTTCAAATGTGAATGGAAGTTTGAATAATATCATAAGACAATTATTAGGACATATTTAGGAGGAATAGAATGATTATAAAATTAACGAAAGAATATGATTTAGGAAGTAAAAAATACAAAGAAATAGATTTGAAACTAGATAATTTAACAGGAGCAGATTTATTGGAATGCGGAAAAGATTATAAATCAAGAATGAAATCCAATGCTGAAAACTTTAAAGATTTTGATGACGCTTGGGCTTTGACTGTAGCTGAAAGGGCATCAGGTATTAAATACGGATATTTAATGACCTTAGGCGCTGAAGACTTTTTAAAAGTGGTAAATCAAACTAAGAATTTTTTAGTAAAAGGTTGGGGAACGGACGAAGACAAGGACGAGAAAGCTCCAACGGAAGCGTAACAGATGACTTTTTAGACTTGATTACAGATTTATTGAGCGGACTTAACTATTTTAAAATGAATATTAGTTATGAAACACTTATGAAATGTACATTTGATGAGCTGGATTACTGGATAGCAAGGGCTAATAAGTTGATTGAGGAAGAAAAGGTAAGACAAGAAGAGAGTGAATAAAAAAAGGGGATTAGTCGTCCCCACCAATGAAAACTGATAAAAATTTAAATAGAACTACGATAAGAGCTATGACTGTGATTGCAGGACTTATAGCAAACATAAACGATAGAAATATAAATAAGAAAAATAATGATGGAATAGATACAACTAGACCAAATAATATTATCAAAATTATTTCTAACGGAGTATATTTTTTATCTGATTTATTATTTTTCATAAAAATCACCTCTTTAATATATTATACCATATTTGAGAGAAAAGGAGGAAAATTGTGGCAAAAAATTTGGAGCTGAACATAGTTCTGGGTGCAGCAGTAGCTAGTGCTATTAACGGAATGAGCCAAGTTGCAAATGCTTTAAAAAATACAACGAAATCTGTCAAAGAATTTGAAAAAGAAATCAAAAGCATGGAAAAAGCACAAAAAGCTTTTCAAAATATGGACAAGGCCCGTGATGGATTAAATAAAATTAATTCGGAGTATAAAAAGGCTGCTGAACATTTGCAAAAATTGAAAGCCGAATACGAAAGAACTGGAAGCAGTAATAAACAACTGGCTAAGGAAATAGAACAGGCTGAAAAAAATGTTGGAAAATTGAATAAGCAAAAAGAACGACAGCAACATGTATTTGAAGCTGCAAGAAGCAAGATAGAAGCGGAAGGCGCCAGCCTGTCTAATTATAGAAGCAAGGTTCAAGAAGTTGAAAAAGAAATTGAGAAAATGAATAAGCTGAAAGAAGCTCAAAAAAGATATGATGCCAGACAAGAAACTGTTGGTAAAATGAAAGACTTTGGGGATAAGCAAATAACACAAGGTATGGGAATAGCTGGAGCTTTGGCTGTTCCTGTTAAATTAGCAGTTGACTTGGAAAATGCTCAAGCAGACTTAAAAAAAGTTGCTGATTTTAGTTCAAAACAAATGGAAACAGGATTTTACAAAGCAATGAGAAATTTTAGCGAAAACAGTCCACTATCTCAAGTAGAATTATTTCAAATTGCAGGAGCAGGAGCTCAAGCGGGAATAAAAACAGATGAATTGGAAAGATATACTAAAGATGCAGCTAAAATTAAAGTCGCTTTTGATATGAATACTGAAGCGGCAGGGAACTTTTTGGCAAAAACAAGGGCACAATTAAATTTGGATCAGAATGGAGTAATGCAATATGCTAATGTAATTAACTATTTAGCGAATAATGTAGCAGCAACAGCTCCAGAAATTGCTGATATTTCAAGTAGAGTTGCTGGATTAGGTGGAATGGCTGGTATTTCTAAAGAGGGAGTTGCGGCATTAGGAGCAAGTTTAGTATCGGTTGGAGTACCTTCGGAAGTTGCAGCGACTGGATTGAAAAATATCTCATTAGGATTAATGGCTGGAACATCGGCAACTAAAAAACAAGCGGCTGCTTTCAAGTCATTAGGACTAGATGTGGAAGATGTTGCTAAAAGAATGACAAAAGACGGAGAAGGCACACTAATTGATGTTTTTCAAAGAATAAAAAAACTTCCGAAGGATGTGCAGGCAGCGACACTTAAAAATTTATTTGGTAAAGAATCTATTCAATCTGCTTCAGAATTGGCAAAGCATATAGATGAAGTTAGTAAAAATATGAAAAATGCTCACGATAGGTCAAAAACAAATGGGAGTGTTGACGCAGAATATAACCAGCGATTAAAAACAATGGGAAACTCGTTTGATACTTTAAAAAATAGAATTGTAAATATGGGAGTAGATTTAGGTTCGGCATTAGGACCTAGTTTAGTTCAAGTTGCAAATTCTATCGGTCCACTTATTACTAAATTTTCTCAGTTGATACAAAAACATCCGCAATTGACTGCAAATATTCTAAAAGCTGTAGCAGGATTTGCATCATTTAAAATAGGTATTGGTGGATTAGCTAAAGGATTTGCGCCTGTATTTAGTGGAATATCCAAAGGAATTCATATATTTGACAAGTTCAAAGCGGCTGGAAGTTTTGCTGAAGGATTTAAAACGGCATTTCCGACAATATCTAAAATTGGCTCAATGTTCAAAAAAGTAGGCTTGGCGATTAAAGCGGCTTTTATGGCAAATCCTGTTATTTTAATAATTGTTGCAATAGTGGCTGTCATAGCAATTGTTGTAGTTTTATATAATAAATGTGCTTGGTTTAGGAATGGAGTGAATGCGATATTTAAAGCAGTAGCTAACTTTATAAAACAAGTCTGGCAAGGGATCAAACCAACTGTGATGAACGTGATAACAGGAATAAAAAATATTGTTAAACAAGGTGTTGATTTTATTAAACTAGTTTGGAAAATAATTAAACCGACAGTAATGGAGGTGTGGAATGCTATTAAGATGGCAGCAAGTGTTGCAATGAAAGGAATAACGATACTTGTAAAAGCATCTATCGCTGTTTTAAAAGCTGTATGGAAAGTTTTGAAACCTGTTGTGGTTGCTGTTTGGAACGCAATCAAAGCAGTTGTGCTTATGGTGATTAAAATAATAGTTGTATATATTAAGACATACATTAATATTATAAAAGCAGCTTGGAAAGTATTGACAATAGCTGTAAAGGTTGTATGGACCGTAATAAAAGCCGTGATTTTAGTTGTTATTGTTGCTATTGTCGTTGTGATCAGGACAAATATTATGATAATAAAAACTATATGGAAAGGTTTAGTTGCTGTTGCACGATTTGTTTGGAATGCAATTAAAGGTGTGGCTATTCCTGTGTGGAATGCTATAAAATCGACTGCAACGGCATTATGGAATGGTTTGAAATCCGGAATAACAGCAGTAGGTTCATTCTTTAAATCAACCTGGGAAGGTATAAAAGGAGCTGCAATCGCTGTGTGGAATGGTATTAAATCAGCATTTGATGCAGTTGTTTCAGGATTAAAAAGTGCAATTAGCGGCGTTGTAAGTTTTTTTACAGATAAATGGAATGGCTTAAAAAATATGGTTTCAAAAGGGCTTGGAGCAGTTGGAGGACTTTTAGGATTTGGGAAAAATGCAGCGGGGACTAACTACTGGAGCGGAGGACTTACAACAGTAGCAGAACGTGGAGCTGAATTAATTCAAATACCAGGTAAACCAGCCTTCTTAGCAGAACACGAAATGTTATTGAATTTACCTCGTGGTACTCAAATCTTGAATAATCGTGAAACTAAAAATAGTTTTAGAGATAAGATTAGTGGATTAAAAGAGAGAATGTCAGGACTTAGAAGTAATGAAGGCTTGAGCGGCGGAGACACTATTAATATTAGTATAACAGTAAATGGAAATGCTGATACAAGTGCAATTGAGAAAGCGGTAATGAGAGCATTGGCGAAAGCTAAAAATAAAAAAGAAAGGACGGCATTTGCATAATGGCGAAAGTAAAAGTGTATAAAACAGTTTCGGGCGACACTTGGGACTTGATAGCTTACAGAGTTTACGGAAGCGAAGGATATTATCATGATCTTATTAGAAGTAATTTAGCTTTAATCGACATCGCTGTTTTTGACGCAAATGTTCCAATTATCATTCCTGAAATTGCTGAAGAAAGTGATAATGATACAAGTTTACCGCCGTGGAAGAGAGGTGAATAGGAATGGCTTTTGCTAGAAATATTAGGGTTATAGTTATATTTAATAAAGTTGATATTTCTGATGAGATAGCACATTCTATTTCATCTCTTAATTACACGGACAATTCCAAAAATGCTATAGATGATCTAGAAATAGAACTAGAAAATCTAGATTACAGATGGCTTAAAGAGTGGTATCCCGATGAAGACGCTCAAATGCTTGTTGGAATTCATGAGGAACTGGAAACTGAAACTAATTTTTTGGATTTGGGAACTTTTTATGTGGACGAGCCGACTTTTGAAGACCACAAACTTACTTTAAAATGCTTGGCTTTGCCACTTGACCAAAATATTAGAGATCAGAAAAATAGTGTTGCTTGGGAGAAAGTAACGTTGAAGGAATTAGTAATGCAAATTGCTAATAAGCATGAAATGAATGCAGAGCTTTATGCAGAAAATGTATTTTTTGAGAGATTAGACCAAAGCAAAGAAACTGATTTGGCTTTTATTAATCGAGTTGTGAAAGAAATTGGATTAAATATGAAAGTATCTGACGACAAAATAATTATTTTTGATGATGAGGAAATGGAAAAGAATGATACTATTGAAGTTTTTAATATTAAAGATTATCGAATTAGAAGTTTTA